AAAGACTTTATAGGTATGGATATGTGTCGTAAGTTCCTTGAGATGGGGTTTACTCGTGCTAGAAGGTATGCTAATCACAATTCAGGTAAGAAGTATGATAGTGAAGGGAATGTAAGGCCACAGGAACCAGATCATGCTACTAGTAAGTATGCACAATCTGCAGGTATCTTTAAGAAAGTAAGAGATGTTGTAGCAAAAAGTGAAATCTATGTTACAATGAGAAAGCAGTGGAGATCCTCTGAATGAATATTTTTGTTACTGACCCATCACCCTATAAGTCTGCTCAATGCTTACCTGATAAGCATGTAGTCAAGATGCCATTAGAAACATGTCAAATGCTTTCTATTGTTTGTTCTAATAAGTGGGGTCATAATTATGGTGACATACATCGCATCAATGGTGAAGCATACAAGACAGAGAAAGGTGCATTCCGTAATCATCCTTGTACTATCTGGGCAAACGAATCACTTGTTAATACATGGTGGTTAGTTGCTCATGGTATAGGATTGTGTCAAGAATATACTCATCGGTATGGTAAGGTGCATAGTTGCCAAAAAACTTTAGAAGAAGCAGCAAGTATTATTCCTATTCTCAAACCAACCACCCCTACATCGTTTGCATTTGCAGGGCCTGATGAATTCAAGTATGATACAAGCATTGATATTTTCACTGCATACAAGAAGTACATTGCATCTAAACCTTGGGCTGCATCTAATTATCTACGTGACCCATCCAGAAAACCAAATTGGATCTAAATTATGAGAGATGAATTCCTTTGGGTTGAGAAGTATCGACCCCAAACAATTGAAGATTGTATTTTACCAGAACAGACTAAGAAAACCTTCTTAGAATTTCTAAATAAAGGTGAGATACCAAATATGCTTCTTGCAGGCCCTGCAGGATGTGGTAAGACCACTGTAGCAAAAGCACTATGCAAACAATTAGGAGTAGATGTCTATGTCATTAATGGATCGGATGAGGGAAGGTTTCTTGATACAGTTCGGAATAATGCCAAGAACTTTGCGTCTACAGTATCTCTCAGCAGTGAGTCGAAGCACAAGGTTATCATCATCGACGAGGCCGACAATACCACTCCCGACGTACAACTCCTTCTTAGAGCGAGTATTGAGGAGTTCTCAAGCAACTGCAGATTTATCTTTACCTGCAATTACAAGAACAAAATCATTGAACCCCTCCACAGCAGATGTGCTGTCATCGAGTTTGGAATCAAAGGAAAGCAAAAAGCAGATCTCGCAACATGCTTTTTCAAACGTCTTAACTCAATACTGGAACAAGAAAGAATAGAAGCAGATAAGAAAGTCCTAGCAGAATTAATCAATAAGCACTTCCCTGATTGGAGAAGAGTATTAAATGAGTGTCAGAGATACTCTGTAGGAGGTAAGATAGATACTGGTATACTTGCCCACTTTAGTGATGTTAAGGTAAATGATCTCCTTAAAAACCTCAAAGAAAAGAACTTTCCAGAAGTACGTAAATGGTGTGTCAATAACTTGGACAATGATCCTTCTGTATTATTGCGTCGCATTTACGATAGTCTTTACGAATCCCTTGTCCCTAGCTCTATTCCTGCTGCCGTTCTTATTATTGCGAAGTACCAGTACCAAATCGCATTCGTCGCAGACCAAGAGATAAATATGCTTGCATGTCTCACTGAGATTATGGTAGAATGTAATTTCAAATGACACAACTAAAAGAGAAAATTAAAAATGCGGAAGAACGCATTAAAGAACTTCAAACCTTAATCAAACATTGGAAACAAAAACAATGATCTTTCTATCAAAACCATCAGTATATAATCTACCTGGTACATGGGAGAAACAACCTGATGTTCTCGTTCATCATTTCAATTTAACACCAGATCAAGGACTAATTTTATTCTTTGGTTTAGTATTAGGTGGTATGGTTGCATATGGAATCTATCTTACATTTGGAGCAGGTAAGAAGAATCTGAGAGATCAGATTGATGAACATGCTAAGATGCATGAGTTGGGTATTGCACACGGTCATGGGGGCAATAAAGAGGCATATGAGATGTCTGGTAAACTTACTAAGAATCATACCCACGATTAATATTTTATTTTATTATGATTATCAGTGAGGCAGATGCTACATGGGCTGCCGATAAATTTATTGATTACTTTAAAAATTTTGTTTCGATTGAAGACTATCTTAGATATGTAAAAAAAGAATTAGTTTGTCAATCTAATCAATTAACTCCTCTGAAGGATTACTTCTTTAATGAAGATATTCCTCCAGAGGAGATGGAGTTTGATATTAAATTTATAGGTCAAAGATTTAGTAACTCTTTACCACAAGAGCATTATAAGAATTTATTAGCAGCAGTATCATCTCATAATAATGAGAGTAATATTCCTGGTAGAGAATTGCGTTGGATGATATTTGAAAAACGAACACAACAAGTTGTAGGTTTTATAAGGTTTGGTTCACCAACTATTAATTCAAAGCCTAGAAATTTGTGGTTAGGTCAACCAGCAAACCTTTCTCTATTCAATCGTCATGCTGCTATGGGATTTGTAATTGTTCCATCCCAACCTTTTGGATATAATTATCTTGGTGGTAAATTGCTTGCACTGATGTGTATCTCTCATTTTGCAAGAGAGACTCTTAATGAAGTTTTTGAAAAAGATATTGCATTGTTCGAGACTACTTCATTATATGGATCTACTACATCAGCATCACAGTATGATGGACTTAAACCTTTTATGAGATATAAAGGTTTGACAGAAAGTAAGTTTCTTCCATTACTTCATGATCAAGTATTTCATGAACTTCATGACCGATTTACTTTATTGAATAATAATACACCTTTGACTGATAATAAAGCCTCATCTAAAAAGATGAAGAGGCAGACCAAAATGATTGCCAGTATTAAAAAATCATTACAGGATAAAGAAAAGTTAAATGAATTTAATGCTGTGATTACGATGGCATTTGGTTTAACACAAAAGAAAAGATTTTATATATCTGATTATGGTTATAAAAATGTTAGGGAAGTAATACGTGGTGATGAAGATAAGTTAATACGTGGGCAGAACTGGGATAAGTTCTACCTAGATAACATTATATCTTGGTGGAAACGAAAGGCAACCAAACGTTATGAGAAACTTAAACAAGAAGGTCGTTTCAGAGATAAGGTCGAACTCTGG